GGCGTTGGCTGCTGGTGCTGATCCAATGGCTGCGATTGGTGCAAAGATTGGTGCTTACATAGCAAACCAAAGACAGAAAGATTTACTTTCTTGTTTAAGTGGTGCTTTTGGAAGCATTAATGCAAACACAAATGCTTCTGCATTGTTTGATCTTTGTATTGACTCTGCTGCTGCTGATACACCAACAACTCTTAGCCCTAAGCATGTTGCTAAAGCTAAGGCAATTCTTGGTGATGCTGGTGAAAAAATTTCAACAGTATGTATGCACTCAGCCGTTTTCTATGATCTTGTTGAACGCAAGATGATCGATTATGTAACTGCTGCTGAGTCAAGACAAACAGCTTTAGGTACTGCTGAAGATGCTTTTGGTGGTTCTGTAGCTGCTGCTTATGGTGGTAATTCTTCAGTTCCTACTTATTGCGGATTGAGAGTTCTTGTTTCAGATGATGTTCCTACAACTGGAGCTGCTGGAGCAACAGAATACTCAACATTCTTCTTTACACCGGGTGCTGTTGGAAGTGGCGAGCAAGCTGGAATCAACACTGAGACAGACAGAGACATTCTTGCTAAGTCTGACGCTTTAAGTGTTGACCTTCACTATTGCTACCACCCTATTGGTATCAAGTGGGCAACTACAGATGTAAACCCAACTCGTGCTCAGTTAGAAACTGTTGCGAAATGGTCGAAGGTTTACCAGACAAAGAATATTGGAATCGTGAGAGCGACCAATGTTTCAAATCAGGATTAGAGGTAAAAACTAATGCCATCACAATTTGAAGCAACTGCTGGTTTAGCCATTGGAACTACTTCTGGTGGAACTGTTACCCAAGCAACAAACAAAGCAACAGGCGTAACTCTAAATACAGAGTCAGGCCAAATAACCATGAACGCCGCCGCCTTAGGTGACGGTGCTTATGTCACTTTTGCTGTAACTAATGACCGTGTTTCTGCAACTGACGTTGTAAACGTGGGACATGGTTCTGGTGGAACTGCTGGCGGTTATGTAGTAGTTAATTCTGCTGTTGCTGCTGGATCTTTTAAAGTTACTGTCGGAAATGTTTCTGGTGGTTCTTTGAGTCAAGCGAT